CTTGATATCTGCTGCCAAATGCAAATTCTTTCACATCTTTGTGCAGGGTCACTGGTCGATTGTGTATGTTCACATTGCTCCTCAGCATGAGACACTGTTCAAACACATTGTAGTTGGATTGCTGATCCACAGCACAGCGATCATTGCTCTTGTGGCGATGCTGATCAGTTTTGGTGATGTCTATGAGTGAATAAACTTGGTACATTGTGAGGGTATTTAACAGTCAATAAAAAAGGGCGCCCAGTTTCCTGAACGCCCTTTGATTTAATAACTTACTCAACTATTTCTAATTAAGCAAATATTGCTAATGTTGATGTAGCAGCACCTGTTACACCGTAAGCATCTGATGCATCATCAGCAAATACTGCAGTGCCTTGTACTGCGATTTGGATGTTGTCAGTTGTGCCAGATACGAACGCTGCACCGGTAGCAGTTGTAACGCCAGCGATGGTGAAACCATCTTGAGCGATTGCTTTTAACACAGTGTCAACGTTAGCATTGGTCATATTGGTTAATGCTAGGTTAACGATTGTGGTTCTTCCACCAAGACCTTGATTTAAAGAAATCACGGGTTGGTTTGTATTTGTTACTGTAGCCATTGTTGTTCTCCTTTTATCATTGTTAATGGCCAAATCCACGCTCCGTGGACTGGTTGTGATTATTTATGGCATTTGATGCCAAAATTTAGTTTACAGTTAATTTTTGAGGTGTTTTAGTACTTGGCAGTGGGCGTGTAGGCAGTTTGACCCTTCATATAAGTGTCCACAAAAGTGCTCACATAATTCTTGGTGTCAGGTTGACTCAAAAACTTTTTGATGCCTGCACTGGTTTGAATGTCCTTGGTGAATTGTAATTTCGCAGCTGGTTTGATATTTTCTGCTGTGGCCAATGCTCTCAGTGCCTTTGCCTGTTGTGCTGTGATGGGGTGTTTTTCACCATCATCTGTGGTCACATGAGTGATGGGATTGGGATTGCCCCTGCTGTCCAACACTTTGCCCAACTGATTGAACATGGTGTCCTGTTTGAATTCTTTGTCCAGACCTGCATTGGGATCATCTGCTGGATCCATGATGTTGATCTTTTTAATGGGCATGAAATCTGTTGCTTTTACCATACTATCTATTTAGTTGAAAGTTCTGTCTGCTAAAGCCTGCACGGTTCACTAATTTGATTGGACCTTGAGCTGTCTGTATCACATAGCCCTCACCACCTGGCTGATCGTTTATGCTGGCAGTGACATCAGCACCTTGACTGTCCAGCTGACTGATCACTGCGTCTTTGGCTGCTTGTATGCCCACAAACACCTTCCATAGTGCATTGAATCCTTTGATTTCTTGTTTGATATAATCCACAATTTTGCCTTGTTTGTTGCGACTCACTGCACTGGTGGTTGTGAGCCACTTGACAAAATCTCGGCCCAAATCACTCTCACCTTTCAACACTTTACTGTTCACATAGGTGTACAGTATTTGTGCAAAGTCTGACACTTTCATAGCACTCAGCTTGTTGCGATCCAACACAGAATCAATATCTCGACTGTACTGATTTAACAACGTTTTGACCTGATCCAATTGAGTGTTGTCCACTGTAACTGGTTCACTCACAGTCACAGGCGGCATCACCAGCAAACGGCTGCCTCGGAATCCCAAATCTTCTGGCAATGGTTGAGTGACTCCTTGTTCATTGATCTTACTGTGAATCACAATAGCCACTTCACTGCGAGCAATCTTTTTGCCCAAAGCACTGTCGGCTGTCACACTGTAGGTCACCACATTGGGTTTGAATCGGTATCTGTTATCTTTCAATTCAGGCTGTTGAAAATACAATATGTCTGCTTTGTAATAACCTTCCAAATCTTCTGGAGTGGCTGACTCCACCACTGGAAACACTGATTTCATCTTGTCAGCAAAAATTTTATAATCCTCTGCCTTGCTCACATCTTTGGCACGATTTTGTATCATGGCACCTAAGTCATCTGGATTGGTAGCTCTGCCATCATAACTTTTGGCCACAAATCCTGCTTTGTCTGTGAATATGAATTCGCCATTGGGATTTCTTCCAAAGATCACTCCCACAGCACCATCCCATTTGATTGAGACACTTTTTAAATTTTTATTGATGTTACTGAGTGCTGCCACTGCTTCACGAGCTCCTTGACTGCCATTCCACAGCACAAAGTCTTCCAAGTGATGTATTCTTGCATCTTCCAGCAATATATCACAACGTCCAGTGATTGTTTTGAATTCCACTAATTTCATCTGCCCACCACATTCATCATGTTTCTAAACCACACATTGCTGCCTTCCACTGTGTGTTCAGGTAATCGCTTTCCTGATTTGGCAAATGATTCCACAGCATCTGCCACTAATTTTTCATAATCAGATCTGCCACGAATGATTTTATGAATGCTTTCTACACTCGCTAAATCTTCAGCTGTGTGATCCACACCCAACAACAGTTGAGCAATTCTGTCAGGATCTTTGCTGACTGGCTGATTACTCTCACGATTGAGCAAACCATAGTTGTGACTCCAACGATATCCCAATGCTTTGGCAATGCTGGCCAACAATATATGACGATCCATGCCTTTGTATTCGCTGCCGGTCAAGCCACCTTGTAGACTGAATTTTTGCCATGTGGGTTCACCAAACATGAAATCTGTCTGCACAAAACCTTTTTTGACATCACCTGCGATGGGAGTTTTAAAATGCACTGAGATACCACTTTTGCGTACCCACTGTTTGGGATCTTGCTGTTGTGATTGTGCCCACTGTGATAATTTTAACACCAACTCGTCTTTGCTGATTTTTTTCTCATCCACACCCAGATCCAGATCACCGCTGGTGGGAGCCTTGCCTGTGGTGCCCAACATATTATCCTGCAAGGATAATCCTGTGATGCCTTCCAACCATTTCACTGTGGGAGCCACATCTGCTTGATTGATTCTGCCTGTGAGCAATTCTCCTTCAGCTCCTTTAAAAATGTTGCCACCTTCTTTCAGCATCATTAGTCACTCTCGCCTTCTTGGATCTTCTTCACTCCCATCTTGAATTTCTTGCTGTCGCCGTTTTTGATTGAGTTGATGAATCTTCGCTCCAACTCTTGAGCAGTTTCGGGATCGTACTTTTCATTGATCATTTGAAAAAAATTGATAGCACTCTCAATGATGTTGCTGCCTTTGGCTTCCACGATGTGATCCAGGTCTTTGGATCTGTACAAGTGGTTCAATTCCTGCAGAATAGATCTAGTCTGTTTTTTCATATGATGCTTTCAAGGTATTTACCGTTAAAACCTATCAAAAACAGTGTATGTTTAATTGTAACAGGCTGCAAGGGGTGTGTCAAGCGGTAATACACCGCGAATTATATGGGATTTTAAGTGAGTTGGGCCAATATGCTCACACAAGCCACCAAGGCTGCTTTGACTTCCATCTCTGTGGCTTCTGCATCCAGCTGATCTGTGCGTATGAGATCCTGCATCAGCTCTTGATATTCAGAATCTGTGATCTCTCCCTGTTCGCGGAATTGCACCAATTGTAAGGCAGTGCGAGCACGCTGTTCTGCCCAAACGTGTCCACAACCAGTGAGTTCTTTCAGTTTTTCAATGTGTTCCATAGTTTAAAATCTCGCCAAAACTGCCTGAGCTGCCATGCGGCTCTGAGTGTCCAGCAGTTGTTTTTTGGTTTCGCAGTAGGCTTTGGATCCTTGTGTGCCACGGCTGCGAACAACAAAATCCTCCACAGTGGCCTGCATGGGTTGGATCAGTTGCAACACATCTTTCTGCAGATAACCTTTGCTTTCACTGTACAATTGAAACCATTCCAGCTGATGCTGTATTTTTTGAGCCTGTGGCAAGTGTGGTTCCGCACAGTTGATGTGACGCACTGTTTGACGCACATCTATGATTGCTCTGGATTGATTGTCGTCCCAGAAGCTGGGCAGCATGCCTGCACATCCACTGATACCCACCAACAATAACACTGCAAATATTCTATTCATTATGTGCTGTTATTTATATATAAAGTGATTTTGGTCAAATTTTATGTTGCAACGCACAATTTTTTCTCTTGACTTTGATAAATAGCAGTGTTATATTATTGAAGTTACAATGGTGTAACACAGACACAAACACACACAAAAGGAGAATAAAATGTCTAACACAACAAGAAACGGCTACGAAATACGTGCCGACCTATTAGGACTTGCGAAACAAATCGCTGAGTTCAACTACACAATCAAACAACAAGAGTATGAGTACAGCCTAAGAAAAGAAGGCGATCAAGTGGTGGCCGAATTCAAAGCACCTACAATTGCCGCTGAAGACATCATTGCCACAGCTCAAAAGTTCAATGAGTTTGTGACCAATGGTCAATCATATGCTGAAAACACTCAAGTGTTGATGGAAGGTATGAAAAAGTTCAATGCAAAAGTGCAAGAATCTTTCAAACCTGAAGCCATCCTTAACAATGTGAAAGAATTTCAATCTAATGTAGAGAAATTCACTAAAGCATTTGTTAATGGTGTTGAGAAGAAGTAGTTTTTAATTTAAAACTAATCATAACGGTTGTGGCAGACATCAGCAGTGTCTTTTGTCTGCCGTGACCCATATAATAAAAGTAAAATATGTTACCTTATAACATTTGTGAAAATCGTTGGTTGAGCAGCACCAAGAAGAAGGTCAAGTTGCACTGGCTGGAATATGAACCAGTGTATGCAGTGCTGGCAGGCATCTGCGGAGTTGCACTTTTTGCGTTGGCCTTGGTGACTTCAATCTCCAGTTTTTTACCTTAGTCTAATATTTTTAGTGCAGAGTTGAATCTGCTTTGGGTGGGTTCACGCTTGTGTGGCCCGTGAGGCTGTCTATTCTAGCTCGGAAGTATTCTTGCACAATGCGATATTTCAGTATCTTGGTTTGATTTTCTTCACTCAGTCCTTCATCATCCAATTCGTCTATGGCCATTTGAAGGTTATCAATCTCTTCTTGAAACAGTTCTTCCAATGTGAGTTGTTCGTATAAATGACTGTCATCCATCAAATTATTTATGGAGTCACTCATTATTGTTGAGAATTGAGTTGGTTTTTGATGTGCAGTTGAGTGACTTGATCATAGCCAAACTTGCCAAATGCAAACAGATTGAACGCCACAGCATATCGTTCCTGATCACTGCGGCTGGGATATACTGAATGCTGCAGAGTGCTGGGAAACAGTATCAATAGATTGTCTCGGGGTCGCACTGCCCAACCTTCTGTGTTGAATGAATTATTTTGACGAAAAGGTATGTCCACTGTGGGTGTGAATAAATTGTAGTGTGCTTTGTCTTTGGCAAACAATATGTCACCACTGAGATCATCAGTCTGTATGTACAACACTCCGCTCAGTATGGAATTGGCATGCCCATGAGCACCTGATTCATCTCCTTTGACATGTTTCACTGCCCAGCTGTTGGTCATTTGAAAATCTGCTGTGTGTGCTACTTCCAACACTTCATATATGTAATGTTTGCAGGCAGACATAATGTTTTGTTTCAACTCTGTCAATGGAGGCATATCCAAAAGAAATTTGTTGGGAGTGCCAAAACCATTGTCCACTGGAAATCTTGTGTATTCAGTATTTTTTATAAATTCTTTTGCACCAGCGGGCACATCAATCATGGCCTCCAGCAATGGTGTGGCAAACAATGGAGTGATACGGAATTGATTGGGATTCATTTTTTATTTTTTTTATTGCGAATGTTTTTGAATTCTGTGTTGGAATTGTAAGGCACATACCACGACCATTCACACAAATTGATGTCGAATCTTTTAAAAGCGTTGTTGAAATACTTTAATAGACGTTTCATTTGAAATATTTAGTGAACCCTGTGGTGAGTCCTTTGACCAATTGAGTGATCATGTCAGCTGTGTGATTGGGAGTGGGTGCTATTCTTAATCTTTCGGTACCTTCAGGCACAGTAGGATAATTGATGGGCTGTATGTAAGAATCATGTTCATACAGCAGATGATCGCTGATGCTTTTGCAAATTTTTGGATCTCGCACCATGACCGGCACAATATGAGTGTGATTTTCCATAATTTCAATTTTGGCATCACGCAGTGCTTGTTTGGTCTGCGCCACTATGCGTTGATGATTTTCTCTCATCACTTGTCCTGTTTCATCTCTTAAAAATTTAATACTGGCAGTGGCACCTGCACACACCACTGGTGGCAGCGAAGTGGTAAAAATAAATCCTGAACTCACTGATCTCACAGCATCAATCAATTCCGCAGCGGCAGCAATGTATCCACCATGACAACCAAAGGCTTTGCCCAATGTGCCATTGATGATGTCTACTCTAGATTCCAATCCCAACTGTTGCACCATGCCACCACCTTGTTCACCGTACAAACCCACGGCATGCACTTCATCTATGTAAGTTATGGCGTGGTATTTGTCGGCGAGGTCGCAAATTTCAGAAATCAAACCCACGCTCCCATCCATGCTATACACGGACTCAAAAATAATGCAGGGAGTTCCTTTGACAGCCATCAGTTTGCTTTCCAGATCCTTTATATCATTATGTCGGAACACATGCTTCACAGCACCACTGTGTCTAATACCTTGAATTAGACTGGCGTGATTTTTATCATCACTTACGTATTCAACATCCGGAATGATTTTTTTCAAAGCGATCAACGTCCATTCATTTGCGACATAGGCAGACGTGTACAGTAACGCGGCTGGTTTGTTGTGCAACACAGCCAACTCTTGCTCCAATGCTATGTGATAATGTGTGGTGCCTGAAATGTTTCTAGTGCCACCTGATCCTGCGCCCACATGATCCAATGCCGTACGCATGGCATCCAACACAACTTTATGTTGGCCCATGCCAAGATAATCATTGGAACACCAATTGATAACTTTTTTTATGTTGTACTTGGAATGCCATATGGAGTTAGGAAAACTACCCCGTTCTCTCAGTATGTCATTGAACACACGATAATTGCCGGATTCTTTCAGTTGATCCGTGATACGTGTGAACTTGTCAATTGGCAGCATACAAGTATTTATGGTTGGGGTTAGTTGAAGAATTTATCTATGGTTTGCTGACTGACCTGATCCACGGCCTGCTGCCATTGGCGAGCCCATTTGGGTTCCAAAATTAGATCCTTGGAAGCATTGTCCAAAATCATCCAATACTTGCGTTTGATTTCGTTCTCCAGCTGATCTGGAGTCCACAAGGATATGCCACAGATCATTCTCCAACTTTTGGGTCTATCACCCAGATAAAATTTGTCCATCATAATGTGATCTGAAGTGATGCTGAAACCATTGCCCAAACGCATGGTGTTGTTGCTTTTCCATTCTTCTGAATGCAACAGAATCACATGATCATGATTCACAGGTCCGCCCATGAACAGTTTGTCTTTGCGGAAATCGGTGGTTTTGAAACCTTTAATACGAAACACTTCATGCACTGTGGTGATGTTGGGTTTGTTTAATATCACTCCAGCCACGTGCTGTAGGCTTTCTTCATAGATCAATATCACTGATTTGTCAAAAGTGGCATCAGTGCCCATCACAGGTGTGCTGACCAATATTTTATTGAGAAATCTTATCATTTGCTGTACAGGGGCAGTGGTCCTCCATAAGGCTTGCCTTTGATTATTTTGTTTTTGACTTTGACTCGCTTGCGACCTATTTTGAAACTCTTCTCACCTTCTCTGGGTCTCAATCCTTGACTCTTGCAAGATGCCAATTGACTGGCTCCCAGTTCTGAATTGCTTTTGCGACTGCGACACAGAGCCTTGGTGGCTTTCACTTCGTATTGTAATCCAGTGATGATTTCTGCAATCTTCATAAAAATATTTAGCGATATTTGTCGGCTGCCACACTACTTACAGTGGGTTGATCGGGTAGCAATTTAAAAGTGAGCACTTTACGACTGCCGCGTGTGGTACCAATGGTGATGTCACCGCTGCTGTGTTGTTCTATTTTGGTTATGGTGGCCACGTGATTGCCCAATTGAATCTGTTGGCCCACTGCTAAATCGATGGAAATTTTTCTGCAATTCATGGAAGATCTCCCACTGTGGTTGGTATGAGTATTTAAACCTAAAACTCAAAAACACACATAAATACATTTGAACGGAAAAAATCAATGAAAATACGCGAATTATTAGGTCAAGGTCAATGGAAATTACAGCAGGCACAGCTGAAGAATCCTGCTGCAGATGCTAACCATTTTGTACAGATCAAGGATTTGGTGCATGAACCCACCAAGGGTTATGTGAATCAACCCAATGAAAAATATGCAGATTTGGACGCAGTCACAGCCCAAGCAGGTGGTGGAGTGAATGGTCCCAAACATCCAGCAGACATCAGAGTGGATCATCAGACAGCCACACCGCATCTGATCACTCAACCCATGCAGAATTCAGTCACACACAAGCATCAATTGCATCAGGACTTTATCAACTACATGAACAGGAATCAGTAACATGGCCACCATATATTACATAGGACTGACTTCCAAAAAAGATTCAGTCACCATAGCTCTCCGTGCTACGATTGGCGATCTCATAGTGGCCATAGCAGCTGACGAAGGATTGCCCACACAATACTATTCCATATCTTTGGAAGGATCACCTGACAAGAGTGACAGATATTATGATGACAGCACCACCACACTCACAGCACTGGGAGTTGTGGATGGCAATGTGTTCATATGCACTCCCAACCAATCAGGCACCAAACAAGATAGACAGATTCAAAAGTTAGAAATTGCTGCAGCAACACGCACAGCAGACGGCAATGTGAGAAACGTTTACGATATCACTC